TTGTAAATCCAGCAGGGGACCACCAAGCATTATTTGTCTGGTCTGTTCTTGCACACAATCCAGCAATATCACCATTTAGAGGAATCCAACGATTTACATTGTTGAATTGGTCGTACTGATACTTATAACCAGTATCTACAACAACATATGATGTAGACTGAAGATTATTTGTCCAATTCAATATTGATAGTGCTTCTTGACCGGCATTATTCAACATTGTTCCTTTATCTGGAGATACGAACAAGATGCAATCTTTACGTTGTAGAACAACATTAGAAAGAATATAATTGGCTAACTGATATGAAGTGCTACCAAGACCGACTGTGCCGCCAGATGGGCGCCCTTGCATAACTAAATCAATTGTTACATTTTCTTTATTTGCAAATAGACTATAACCTGATCCAAGAACAGATAGTGGAGCATTTACTTCGCTATATCCATCATTGCCCAAAATCAAACTATATGATCCAGGATTATAATTTGTAGAAGAAGTTATATTAAAAGAATTTGCAGTTTTAGCGCCAGAACGATCATTTCCCCACCAAATATATTGTGAGTTATGATTTATTATTGAAGCATAATAGTTGCCAGTTCCATCTGGATTTTGTGCATCATATGCTCTAGATACATTTTTATATGTTTCTAGAATTGCACCTGGAACGCCGGTAAACGAACCGTTCTCGTCTACGACAACAACATGCATCAAGTCGTTTGCAGAAGTATTTCCATTTACCATAACCCAATTTGATTGACCGGGAGGTGTTCCGACAGCATTATAATACTGCCAAAATCTTTGTATTGTAGCAGAAGAGGTATTTCCGTTAACGCCACTCAACCCGTTTACAGTATATGCTGTATGTAATGTAAATGGATCTTGAAAATTGATATTTACATAAGCAGCAGAAGAATTTTGTTGTACTGCACCAATATTAGAAATTGAAAGATATTCGTATCCAGTTGCAGCGTTACCGGCAACGATATAATCACCAACAATAAATTCATTTGCGATTGTGGAAGCAACGTTTGCTAGAATAACGTTAGAAACGGAATTATTTGCAGGAAATACTAATGTTGCTGTATTAGAACCAATTGATGTTGAAAATATGCCATAATACAAATTACCAGTTGAAACGGTTGCTGTTGCTGAAGAATCATTGGCATAACCGACTAATTGAACATTTGAGCCAAATGCAGTAGCACTATCGCAAACTGAAACTCTTAACGAATTACCAAAAGAACCGGGCCATTTTGCAACATAGATTACGTTTTGATCGAAATTGCTTAACCCTGTGCCATAATTTGGAGCAGAAATATTATAGTAATGGCTTGTATTAGAAACAACTTGAGATACTAAATCGGAAGGAACAACCAAAGTACCATTTTGAATCGCCAAAGCGTTATATGCTGTTCCGGGATTTCCAAAAGTAAATGTTACAGCAGCATTTTGGAAAGTATTAGATGGTGTAGAAATCGCAGTTGAATTGATAACAGTAATTGATTGATTATTACCTGATGGATAAATTGTAGAATTACTTGATATGGCAATATACATACCGTTTGTTAGAGCATTTGTGTTGCCTGAAGTAATAGTAAATATATTATTTGAAACGGATGAATTTGCGCCCAAAGCATTAAATGAGATTGCTGGAGTAGCGCCAGTAGTATTTGCACTACGTACAACATACATAGTATTTCCATAACTAAGGAAGTTGTATGCTGTAAAAAATGTTTCTGGGTTGAGATTTGTTGGTTGACCAAAAGTATTAGCCAATTTAAATTGATTATCGATCAATGTTAATTCATTAACCGGACCCCAATTGAAAATACCAGCAATTGCCCCAGCAGATGTTGATACTGTTGGAACTATCTGTGTATAATCATATTCTGTTGTAACTACGCCGGGACTTAATTGAGTTGGCATTTATTTTCTCCTTCGATATGAGAACATTGAATCATTTAACGATATTTATAAAAATAGATATTTAACAGTTAAAAATTTTCAGTTGTATTCCATAACCAAGCCTCGGGCACTAATCTTTCATAAGATTCGTCAACGAAATCATTTCTTCCATTATCAACGAAACCAAATGGAGCTAAATCTTGTTCAATATCTTCTTCTGTTTTTTCTCTTAATGACATTAATGTATTAATATTTGTATAATCTTTGAAGTATTGTTGTTCCGATAACCACGAAAAAAGAACTAAACATATAACCAAATCATCATGATTTCCTGGCTCTGCTTCATAGGAAGTTCCTTTTTTGGAAAATGTGGCAAGTTCTGCAATTGTATGAAAATCATTGATAATTAATTGATTTTGTTCTATCAGAAGTTTAAGAATAGAACATCCTATTGATTTTACAACTTTGGTTGTTCTTATACCCTTATCAATATCTTTTCCGCCAAATCCGGTTGTAATTCTTTTACCAGAACGACCAGCATTTTCAGTAAACAATACGTTATCATAACTGAAATCATAATGTAAGGTATGAGATACTTGTTCGCCTATATCATTAATTTCAACAAGTACTGCGGCATTATTGTATGCCTTAGCAACTCTATGTATGACTTCTGCATAATCAACAGGAGTAACTGCATTATTTCTATATAATCCAACTTGTTGATACGGCATTTGTGTTACATCTAACAATTGAAATGCCGAGTAATCTAACCCCTTACCTCTAGAAACGTCGCATACCATCAAATATACATGATCTTTTTGCGGACCAATATATTGTATAAGACCTTCTTTTTCCATTATGGGCGGACGGGGAACTAATTCTTTTAGTTTCCAACCAGCAATAAGAGTTCCTGAACTTCCTAAAAATTCAGTTTCGTGTTCCTGTGCGAACTTTTCTAAGTCAAAGTTCATACCCGCAAGTATGTTTTGTTTCCAAGTATCGTCTCTGCCCGGAACATCTCGCCATGATACTCTTATACCGGCATAACCATTTAAGTTTTCAACAGCAGAACTGTTTATCCATGTTTTGTAAAAATGATTAAGACCGTTTGGAGTAGAAACTAGAATAATTTTAGATTCTGTGCCCGAGGAAATTGTAGGATATACTGACGTAAAAAATGCATCCCAGTTTTCAATAAACGCTGCTTCGTCGATAAAAAGTAAGTTAATTGAATAACCACGAATAGCATCGGATGAAGTTGCAGCAGCTACTACTCTTGAATTGTTCTCAAGAACAAATGATCCCTTTTGCCATTCTACAACGCCTTGCTGTAACCATTTTGGTAAATGTTGATATGCAAGTTGGATACGACCAAGAATTTCTCTTGCAGTGTCGCCCTTATTCGCTAATAGAGCTACAGTTTTATCAGGGTTAAAAATAATATACCAAAGAATGAAGGCGCATGTTGTAGTTGATTTACCTGCCTGTCGAGCAGTCGTAACTATATTAAATCTGTTTTTATCAAAAGAATTGATCATTGTCTTTTGATAATCATATAAATTGAAATTAACTAGACCTTTGTCTACGTTAATAATCTTCATATATTTTTCAGTGAAATATACTGGGTCTTGTGAACATTTAATATATTCGGAAACCATATCAGGAGTCCAATCAATAAGCTGATTAGACCTTTTGATTAACTGATTTCCATTATATCCTTTTAGATACTTAAGTTGATCTTGTTCCATTCTTCATTTCCATAATCATTTTTTGCAATTCAGCAGTCGATCCAACAAAAAGATTGTTATTGATTGTTTTAGCTTGATCGTTAATAGGCATATCAGATGCTTGGATATCTCGTATCTTAGTTTGTAATTCTAATAAAGATTTACTGGCATTTACACCTGTTTCGATTAGTTTAGCTAAGACCTCATATGATCGCGGATGTTGTGATTGTTCTGATATTTCTGCTAATTTTTCCACAGAATCTTTTAAAGTGTCTAACATTATATAGATATTTGATCTTGCTTTATTGAAATCTTCAACCGCCGAGTCGTTATTCATAGAAGTTAATAAATTAGAAATAGTATTGCTTTGATTTTCAAATTTTTGTATTTGCAAATCATTATTGCTTTGATTTTGCATTTTTTCTACTTTCTATTGAAGCAGCAGCTGCTTTTTTTGCCAATAATATTCTTTTTGTCATTTCTTCTTTTGATACATTAGGATTCTTTTTACATTTCTCTCCATGATATCTACTATAATTCCCTAAATCATAATTTTTATTACAAAAATGACATTTTTTCTTGATTTTTTTAGCTGCATCAAACCCTGATGTATTAAAAATTTGATTTCTTGGTTTTCCTTTTTGTGTAGTAGATATTTTATTTTTTGTTTCTTCTGACAGTAATCTTCCTTTTACACCTCCACCATCCCCAGACTCTTCTTTCAAATTAGCCCATTCATTTGATTTTACAATATCAAATAAATTAGAATAAAACATCCCTTTTTGTTTTATTTCATCTGCGTTTTTA